TCTAAAGGTCGATGACGTCATCATGAATCGAGTGAAACTTATTGAATCTTGTTACGATAATAATACTAGATTTCATCCACAATTTTGTGGTCATCTTAAAGATGAACCGGTTTCTCATAAAAAGATAATTGCTGGGAAGACTCGTGTATTTACAGGAGGAGAATTTGCATGGTCTATTGTAGTGAGGAAATATCTTTTGTCACATATCAGATTGATTCAAAATAATCCTTTTGTTTTTGAAGCGATGCCTGGTGTTATTGCCCAATCTACTGAATGGCGAGATCTTTACAATTATCTTACTGTCTTTGGTAAAGATCGTATGATAGCTGGTGATTATGGTAAATTCGATAAGCGTATGGCTGCTCCTTTTATCCTTTCAGCTTTCAATATTTTGGAGAGATTGGCTAAGCGAGCAGGGTGGCCAGATTCAGATCTGAGATTTATTCGATGTATTGCTCAAGACACTGCGTTTCCATGTATTGATTTCAATGGAGATTTAATTGAAATTCAAGGAAATCCTTCGGGACATCCATTAACTGTCATCATTAATTGTTTGGTGAATAGTTTATATATGCGATATGCTTATCTACTTATATCAGGGAAACCACTAGAAAGTTTTCAAGATAATGTGAAATTAGCAACGTATGGTGATGACAATATTATGGGTGTAAGTGTTGACTGTCCAGATTTTAATCACACAAGGATAGCTTTTGCAATGAAATGTATTGGTGTGGAATACACTATGGCCGATAAGGAAGCAGAAAGCATACCTTTCATCCATATAGATGATACATCTTTTCTTAAGAGAGCTTTTCGTTATGATATGGATATTGGATGTATAGTTGCACCATTGGATGCGTCATCATTTCATAAGATGTTGACAGCAAGACTTCCGAAGGATGATATGGCTGCTGAAGCACATGCTATATGTGTCATAGAGACAGCACAGAGAGAATACTTCTTCCACGGGAAGGAGATTTTTGAGGCAAAACAAAAATTTTTTCGTCAACTAGTTGAAGATTGCGGTCTCCAGTCTTGGGTTCGAACTAGTACCTTCCCAGAATATTATGACTTAGTTTATGAATTTTGGATGAAGTATGACGACATTGAGAATGCAATGAAGTTCTCACACCGGGAGCACACCCCCCAAAGCCTTGTGGTTGACGCAATTCCACTCGTATGCGAAGAGACAACTTTAAACCGTTCTGAAGTTTTATCTGCTGAAGGAACGTATGAAATGATAGGTCAAAATTTTCCAGGCGGCGGATTCCGATTAAAATCCGAATGTTGTACACTTGTACCAGAACGAGTGTCTGTTCCGACTCCAGTGCGGTCGGTCTCATCTTCGAGTAGTGACGATGATGAGGAGTATAATCGCTACAAAAATATTGGTTTCTCTCTGTGGCAATCACAATCTGCTGAGGCAGCGTTAGGCACAGATGAAGACTCCAACATCCAAGAAGAGAAAGCTGAAACAGTTTCTTTTTTAGAAAAGCCTAATAGATATATTACAGGCTTTCCTTCTTATCTACCATCAGGAGCAGCTGGAGACGCTACTCAAGGCGCCGATCTCGGTAGCTTCTTGAGTCGCCCGGTC